ATGAATCCTAAATCAGGGCGAGCAATGGCTAGAAAGGCTTCTGCCTGCTCCTGAGAGGGCCATGGATGGGATAGTGGGACAACACCACTACAGGCTTTTTCTGCAATGCACCATCCTCCAGCGCATCGGGCCACAACAAGATTGTGATCAGCCACGATAGTTCAATCATCAGATTGTTCATCGTCTTCCTCCATTGAGTAAGGTTTAGCAAAGCCTTTCCAAGAAGGCTCTTGCTTCTCGCAAGGCTTCGGAGCTTCTGGTTTTTCTTCAGGACGTTCAAATTTGTTGTTGTAAATGATTGCCATAATCTTTTTTTTGATGATCTCTCTATTTTAGAAAATATCGTCAAGACTGTTGTCTTCTTGTTTGGAACCAAATTCAGGAAATTCAGCTTCAGTGTAGTCCCAAGAATGATAAAGACGATTCCTTTCCCCATTAGGCCCAACGCTAAAGCTACTAGTAATAAGTCCCTGCCTACGAGCAACTTCAAGCATCTTCCCCGTTGAACTTGTGTCAAAACTTCCAGAAAGCATTGCCACTTGCTGCTTAGTAAAACGTTCAGTTTTACGCATATTGACAACGTTTACCACTTGATTCAGCTCTTCTAGCGAGCCACCAAGAGGACCAGCATAATGCCAGCCATAATTAAGACTGTCGCGTTTCAAAGCATGTTTACCAGTAAGCCCTGAACGACTTTTCAGCCATTCAATAGTAAATTCATTGGGATCAAAGCTTTCAGAACGTGTAAGTTTTACAACTTCACTGACATTGTCAACAAAACTTGTTGAATCGCGAAGTCCTCCGCTTTTGTTTAAATGATGAAGTATAACGATTGAACAACGATACTTGTTAGCAATATCACGAAGGCCGTAAATAGCATCACCTGCATTGCTCTTAACCATATCAACATCCATGCCAGCAAGGCAAGCTGTAAGACTATCAATCATGACAAGAGCAGGGCGATGCTTGCGAATATATTCTTCAAGCTGACGCATGTGAGCAAAGCGCCAAGTCTCCCAAAATGTAATGTCACCAGGATTGAGCCCAGCGTCTTGATAGCCAATAATCGAAAGCTTTTCAGAAGTATCGCAGCGAGGTTCGTCGGAAGATGCGAGCAATACCTTACCCTTCAAGCACCTCCGTCCGCTCCAAGAAGTCCCAAGGGCCACATGCAAGGCCCAGTTGTAAAGCAATGTAGTGTTGTGGGTGACAATAAAATCGTCCGTAACGTAAGTGTGTGATGGATGGTCAACCATAATGCACTGTGCTTCGTGATCTCCCGAGTATTCAATGGAATGCACAAACCTAGAAGGCACATACTTTGTCCTCTCTATTTCTTTTGCGGCTTTTGACGTAATGCAAAAGCTTTTGAATCCAGGAGGCATTGAAATGAATGCCCGATAACCATCGCGTCCCTGTTTTTTCTCTCCTTTGTAAGAAAACCACGGCTGACGTTGAGTGGCAACTGCTTTGCCGCCAAGTGATTGCACGATAGTCACAACAGCATCCCGCAATGCTCGCGATGAGCTGTCAAAAGTAGTAGAAGTGCCACCTGTCGTGCCATCAGTGTCCATCAGTCCGTGAAGCAACGCCAAACGTTGTTCTACCGAAGCATAGATATAATTTTCTGGCACGAATTTCTCCCAAGACTGGCATCCAAACAAATTGAGATCTTTTAAAACGTCCCTCAGGTTTCCTGGCTGCCTGCCACACTTGATTGTGTATTCGATGCATTTAGGCCTAATTTCTTTTATCTTTAATTCATGTCCCGGCGGGAGTAATGCCAAGACCGAATCGGTAATCTGCTCGTCCGAAATAGTTAAAGTCATGCCATTTTTTGTGATAGAACCATCGCCAAGGATCACGCCAAGAAGGTAAGGGTGAATTGGTAGGGTTTGTTCTTTGAATTGGACTGGTCCAACCATTGGAATGGAGTGGTTCCTGTCTTTGCGCCCGTGATTTTTGTGAAGATGCAGTGTTTGCCGAATTTCAGAAAGTGAGCGGACTTGCCAGTCTTTACTGGTGTCACGTTCTTTTTGAGTTTTAGTAAGCCACAGGTGTTCATCGCAACAGTGGGTGGTTGCGCCGTCGCTCATTTCAACTTTAAAGATAGGCTTCTTGCCCTGCGGAAACACCCCTGAAACCTTTGTTACCGAGCCATCACCAGCGATCACCTCATCACCCACCTGAATGTCTCCCATGAGTTTCCAGCCCGTTGGCGTGAGCACCTTCGACCACAAAGGACCAGCTTTGCCGCTCCCGCCACTTGCGGCTAAAAGCATCACACTTCCAAGGGGCAAGATGCCAGCAATAAGCCACTCGCGAGCTTCGTCGGAATTAGCAATGGTTAAAGCATCAACACTTTCAATTTCCTCTTTTCCGTAAACGCGTCCTTTCGCATCTTCAATAATTTTTTCTATATTTGCTTGGCTCATTTTGACACCACGCTGCTCTAGCCAATGGCTGGTTTCGTAGTTGATGCGAGCATCATTGGCATAAAGGCCGACAAAGTTTTCAACGGTGGAAATAATTTCTTCATATGAAGGTTTGCCATCCTTGCCTTCATGGCGACTTTTGGAAACGATGGAGGAAAGAAGATCGTCCTTTGTTGCGCCCTCATCGATGTAATCACCTAAGTCGTAGCCATTACCTGAAGGAAGATTATCCCATTCCCAAGAACGAGGATCGGCATAAAGCCAGCTTGCGCTGGGATTGTCGTTGGCAATTTCTGCCATAAATGCAACTCCCTGCTCATCTCTGTCTGGACAAAGGACAAGCTTTTCATTGCAAAGCAGGTGAGAATAGTCTCCGTTCGTGCGATATTGCTTACTGCCGCCAAGAAAAGTAATGCAAGGAATATCAAGAGCCCATACAGCTTCGCAAGTCAATTCACCTTCGACAACAAAAATTGGCAGGCCAGTTTCTTTGCTTTTTTTAATAGCATCGTGATAACGATATGGAAGAATATTAGCTTTCACTTCCTGAAGCTGAACTTTTTGATTAGCAGAGTTTTTGTCAATGGTGGGAAAGTTTTGCCAAATCCTTTTACTGCCGGAAGAATCATCGCGATGCACAACAACTACTTCTTTTCCATTGTTGTCTTTGTAAGGAAATGTGTAGTTTCCTGGCGTGCGTGAGGGTTTTTCCCATCGCGTCAAGGGCGCAAGCACATCACGAATTTCTGCGCGGTGAGCAGGACTTGGATCATGCCAGCAGTTGAATGCTCCGTTCTTCTGGTTGATCGTGAAGTCATTGCCACCGCAGGCAGGACAAACGAACTTCCCCGGAGCATCGCTTTTCTCAATGCTCTCAAGGTGGTCCAGAATGGAGAATGCCATGGAAAGGAGGCTGGGATTCCGCCATTGTGCCCACTTTTCCCTGGGAACGCAATGGCATGGCCGTTAAGACTAGCTTAATCTGCTCAGCCCTTGCGCTTCTGGAAAGATGGGCCTAAACTGCGGGAGTCGTCCGTTCCCCAATGGCTCGCTATGAAGGCGGTAAAAGCCGCCGACACTTCACTCTCACTGATTCTGCCTACTCCCATCTCTCTGACATGGCCAAGGCAGCTTCCCTGTCCAAGTCCGAGACAGTAGAGCGTCTCATTCGCTCCACTGCTTACTGGGAAGCCGAAGCCATGCTTTCCGATGAACCATGGCAGTACGTCACAGACCACCTCGCTCCTGCAGACCATGACCCTCACTCTTTCTGGCCTGAGACAGATAGTCTTCAAGGCTGAAGCCAAATATGGCCCTGATGTGCCCGTCGTCATTATTGACGAAGAATCGTGCATCGAAGAAGGCTTTGACAATTGCCTTCAACTTGGTATCAGCGATGTTCGTATCATTCCCAACTGGCCTCTTCCAGGCGTCAGCATCATGCACAACGAAGGCGAACAAAAAGTGAGTTTCGCTATTTTTGAACGTCACATTGCAGAACTTTCCCCCTCCGATGACTGAATCAACTACTGACCTCATGCTTGCAGAACGCACTCTTGGCATGTTCACTCCTCTCGAAATTTCACCAGAAGCTTTTAAGGAAGCTTATGAGCTTCCGATTGGAGAGCACGTTGAGAAGAACTACAAGGGCCTTTCTTATCTTTCCTGGCCCTTCGCCTATCGTTATCTCAAGGAGAAGTTTCCTGCTCTGTACGTTTCGTTTGAAGAGCAGCAAAAGGGCTGGCCTGTATTTGGCCAGGAAGGCTGTTGGCTCTTGCGTCCTTTCCTTACGGACGGCGTGAAACGCACTCCAGCGCTTGTCTTTCCATTGATGGACAATCGCCATAATGCGTTGAAGCAACTGGATGCTCGTGCCGTTAGCGACAACATTCAACGCGCTTCTGTGAAGTGCATCGCCACGTTCACTGGTCTTGGCCTCAAGCTTTACGCTGGTGAAGACATCCCAAAGGAAGAGGAAGCAGCGAAGTCTGCTCCTGCGGCCAAGAAGGCTGCACCTTCCCCTAAGGAGGCTACTACTGGCATTTCTGAAAAGCCTGCTTCTTCTAGTGCTGAAACGAGTTTCGATGGAAAGGCAGAATTGCTTGCATTCTGCAAAGCCAATCCTCTGCTCTTCCCTGATGAACGCAGCAGCATGAAAGCAGGTAAGGCAGCCCTTGAAAGCGTTGGCCTCTCCAAAGGCGATGACATTAAAGACAATGCAATGTTTGCTAATGTTGTCTCCACGCTTGTCACAACATGGGCCAAGGACAATAACGTGAAGTTCTCAAAAGAAGAAACTTCCTCCACCATTGAAAAAATCCGTTCGTCTTGTGATAACGGAGCTAAAGGTGCCATTGAAGCCGTGATGGAAGTTGTGGCGTCAAAAAAGTAGACGTGGCTGCTGCAGTGCTCGCGATGAAGTTTGCGGGCACTGTTATTGAATACGACGAAAGTATTTAATACAACAATGGCCTGTCTTGATCTTTGTTTGGAATCCCTTATGCCTTCCTTTGAACATTACGAACCAAATCGCATTGCTTTGGACGGCAAACGCCACTACCAATGCAATGGATTTCCAAATGTACCGGAGGGCATGCTTCTTCCTTCCGTAACAACAGTATTGTCTTCCATGGCGCCAGTGTCAAAGATTATGGCGTTAATGAATTGGCGAAAACGAGTGGGGCCTGATGAGGCCAATCGTCGCACAAGGCTTGCCGCGAATCGTGGCACTTGGCTTCATACAGTCATTGAAGATTGGTTTAATGGAGAAGACATTGAACATCATCTCGATAGTGCCCCTGATTGGCGTCCTTATTACGATGCTGCCCTGCCCTTTCTTGACACCATTGAATCACCAGTGTTAGTTGAAAGCGCTGTTGCATGGTGGCAGGAAGAAGAAGCTATTGGCTATTCAGGCACGTTGGATATGTTGGCTCAAATGAGCAATGGAACAGTCGCATTGGTCGATTGGAAAACAAGCTTCAAAGTGAAGCCTGATTATCAACTTGCAGATTACAAACGGCAACTTGGGGCCTATTCAATGGCAGCGCAACAAATGTTTGACATTCCCATTGAAGAAGCCTGGTGCGTGATTGCTTGCTATGACCCAGAACAAGACGAAAGCGAGCCGGATCTTCAACTTGTCCATCTCGACGCCTTTGAATTGTTCAGTCAACAAGGCATTATGATCGATACTGTGAAGAGATATTTCACAGAACATTATCCTGGCGGCAAGGCGTTTGCTCTGACCATGGACAGGGGCTGACAACAGCGCTCATGGCTGGTAAGATATGGATGCCCAACAGGGCTCCATTACTCCACAGGAGAAACACCATGGCCAACAGGCCCCCAATCACTGCCGCCATCGACCTCACGCCTGATGTGCTCAATGCCCTCAAGCAAGCAGGGCCTAATGATCGCGGTAACTACAGTCTCGACATGGCTGTGTGGCCCAACACTAAGCGCTCCTCTGATCGCGCTCCTCAGTTCACTGGTAGCGTGAAAGTCAAGGGTGCTGATCGTGAAGCGCCGAAAGGCTATGCTTCCGTTTGGCAGAACGACCAAGAAGACGTTTTCTGATCAGGAGAGGGGCCTTACGGCCCCTTTTAAAACTATGGAATTCCTTGACTATCAAACCGAATCACGTCGCACTGCTATCTACCCCGATGCAGGCAACAACATGGCCTATCCTGTGCTTGGCCTTTGTGGTGAAGCAGGGGAAGTGGCAGAGAAAGTGAAGAAAGTGATGCGCGATAAAGGCGGTTACTTTGATCACGAAAGCCGAGCCGCAATTAAGAAAGAACTTGGTGATGTGTTGTGGTACGTTGCCCAAATCGCATCAGAACTCAATTTCGATATGAATGAAGTTGCCCAGTCCAATCTTGATAAGCTTCATGATCGCATGAGGCGCGGTAAGATTAAGGGCGATGGAGATAATCGTTAGGATAGTGCTAATTGCATTGTCCTCGTGAGTGCTCTAGAAGATCAGTTTCTTAAGCTTTGGAAATCAAAATATCGTTCCATTCCATTGGAACGCGAATACAGCGACATCGAAGCTTGGGAAACTGATTATCTAGAACGCAAAAAAGCTAAGCCTCGTTCACGTCGTTATCGTTTAGATTTTGCTCACCCCGAAACTCGCACTGGCATTGAAATTCAAGGCGCTGTTTATTCAGGTGGTCGCCATGTTCGCGGTAGTGGTTACGAGCGTGATTGCCGTAAATACAACATCGCCTACACCAGCGGTTGGACGATTTTCCTCCTCACTTCTGCCATGGCCAAAGACGCCACTTGGCACGCGTTGATTGCTTCCCATATTGCTTCTCGATCAACTCAGCAGCCTCAGCAACAATAGCTTCTGCTGCCTGGAGATCATTGTCACGTTGTGCTAAAGCTTGACGCAGTTGAATGTTCTCTAAGATTAATGATTGACTAGCAGTTTGCATTCCGCTCCAGCCAACAAGAAGATTCGTAGCAACTTCTTTGAGGCTTTTGATGTTGTCGCATTCCTCAATTGCTTTTTTGTTAACTGTCAACGCAAACTCGCGTTCAGTTGAATGTTCAAATGGTCCCATAGCAGCAACAACGCTCTTTCCATTGTAATCCCTTAATTCAACTGGCAATACAAATTGCATGATTTTTATGCTGCATTTCCTTCATGGTAGGAACTACTGCAAGGAAACTATGGAAGGAAAGCCGAAAATGCTTGTTACGGCTAGCCGCATGCGATATAATGAGGCAGCGATTCTCTTTCCATGGCGTTTTTTGTTGATCCATTGGGCGATGGCCAAAGCAAGCTTTCGTTGATTGATTCAATGGGAAACAGTCTTTCAGTTGTTAATGACGCGAGGCAATCATTCGATGCAAACAGCGAAAGCTTTTCAGATCGTGATCGTAAGCTTCTTGATTACCTGGCTAAGCATAAGCACACTTCTCCTTTTCGGGGCGTGGTCTTCAAGTGGTATGTGAAGGCTCCATTGTTCGTGGCAAGGCAATGGTGGAAGCATGTTGTGGCGTCGTCGTATGTTGATGAGCAACTGGGCTGGAACGAAAAAAGCTTTAGGTATTGCTCTGCCGAGGAAGTTGAGTTCTACATGCCTGGTCGGTTCTTCCAGCAATCGGAGAACAATCGCCAAGCCTCTGGAGGAGCCGTAGGAACCCGCACACAGCAACTGGCCTCTAACGTCTATCTCGACACCATTGACACGGCTCGCAACGCCTACAGGGAGCTTTTGGCGATGGGAATCAGTAAAGAGCAAGCGCGTGGCATTTTGCCAACGTGTATGTACGTCAGTTTTATTTGGACCTGCAGCCTCCAAGCGCTGCTCCATTTCATTTCTTTGCGGCGCGGAGAAGGGGCTCAGAGCGAGATCAGGGCCTATGCTGATGCCTTGCTCCAATTAGGCCGTCCCGTGGCTCCTGAAGCCTTCCAGGCTTTTGAAAACAACAACTACGATTTCTGATCATGGATTCCGTCAACCATCCCTCTCATTATCAAGGCTCAAACGGCATCGAGACTATTGAATGCATCGAATCTGCAATGAGCAAAGAAGCCTTTAAGGGCTACATCCAAGGCAACGTTATTAAATACGTTATGCGTTATGAGCGCAAAAATGGCGCTGAAGATCTCTATAAAGCGCAATGGTATCTCAATCGTTTAATTGACATCATTGAAACGACGGAAGGCAATGGAGAGTGTAAAGACGGATTCTGTCCAATGCCTAACGTAAGGCACGGCGCTTCTACAGCTATGTTTGCGCCAGTTAATTAAGCCATTTGCGACAAAGGCGGCCAACGCATGGCCGCCCCTGTAATATCACGATCATAAATTGGTGCCGCTCGCTGCAACGCTTCCATCCATTCCTCCCACGATGAAATTTCAGTGTGAGCGCTTACGAAGCTATTGGCATAAACCCAAGACAGAAAGATTTCTTCGCGTTCAGCAGTCCAGAATCGTTGGGGACGCCACCATTCAAACACAGGCTGACTGCTCTTCGCTCCATTGCATTTTTGACAAGCAGGAACGAGGTTCCATCGTGCATAATGTGGTCCGCTTTTGCTTTTAGGAACAACATGATCAAGCGTTAGCTTTTCATGCCATTTCCCGCAATAAGCGCATGCTGGTTGCCCTAAAGGACCACGCAATGGATATTCGTTGAAGATTGCTTTTCTGAAACAACGTTTGGCTTCACCGGGACGCAATACAGACAGAGAGTAGAGAAGATCTTCTGGTCCATTACGTTTCCCCATAGCCTTTTTATTCAATTGGCTCCCCTAAAGCCTAGCCTCAAATCCTGCATATTGTGACACTTTAAGGAGCAATGGAGAAGAAATAGAATGAAGAAAAGAAAGCTATTTCACCATGAAACCTTGGCAGGAAAAACTTGCTGATTTAGCCGTGACACTAACTGCAGGCATGCTTCTTGCTACTGGAAGTATGTTGGTTTTTGTTGGTAATCAGCAATCTCGCATCACTCTTCAAGTTGAAAACATCACGGAAAAACTGGATGTTTTAACTGAAAATATGAAAAGCCTAGAAACTCGCGTGCGTTCTTTGGAAATTGGACGCTAGGCTAATAATAAACCAATTCGTATTCATCATGACTGCTGCTGAATGGTTTATCATTGGCGCCATTGTTGTTGGTGCTGCTGAGCATATCATTGCCGTTAGCCCTCTCAAGGAGAATTCTACAGTGCAACTGGTGCTCACCATCCTTAAGCGCATTTTTCCTAAGCGCTGATCATGGTCGCCAATACCTGGGAAGGTATTAGCTCCTGCGCCGAAAGCGTAGGGGCTAAATTCCCTGAGCTTGTTGCATCTCAATGGGCTTTGGAAAGCTCATGGGGCAAGCATGTCAGTGGTAAGAACAATTTTTTTGGCTTAAAAAGCATTAAAAGCCAAGCAAGTTCTTCCCATCTCACGCAAGAATTTATTGATGGTCAATGGTTAACCATCACTGATGGCTTTATAGATTTCCCTTCTCTCGAAGCCTGCATTGATTATCTCGTGAGGCTATGGTATAAAGATTTTGAAGGCTATAAAGGAGTGAACAATGCGAAGGATAGAAATGCTGCGGCACATATGCTCAAGGAACAAGGATATGCAACAGACCCAAACTATCCCGCTAAATTAATTCGCCTCATGGACCAAAACGCCCCTAAGCTGCAAAAAATTCAACTAACCAATGCAGCGAAATATTACAACGAAGAGAATCATCAAATTGCTGCGTGGAATTGGTTGCAAGAGCGTTTATCAGCAGAAGAGCTAGATGAATTTGCCGTACTATATCGTTCTGGCCCTTCCAAGCCTAAGCTTTCCAATCCATTGACCGTACCGTATTTCTCGCAACGCGACAATACATCCGGCACTGGTTATCGAGAATGCTTCTCATCTAGTTGCGCTATGGTTGCGGCGTACTATGGGAAAGTGAAGGGCGATGATGAATACAACAAGCTTCGCGCCCGTTATGGCGACACCACCAATCCCAACGCTCAAATCGAAACTTTAAGGGCTCTTGGCCTCAAAGCTCGGTTCACCACAATCATGACTGAGCAAATGCTGCGTGATGAAATCAAGACTGGTCGTCCTGTGCCTTGTGGATGGTTGCATTATGGTTCCTCTGCGTCTCCTTCAGGCGGCGGGCACTGGTCTGTAGTGATTGGCTACAACGACAATGGCTATATCTTCAACGATCCTTATGGCGAGGCTGACGTTGCAAACGGCGGCTACATTAGCGCTTCTGGTGGCAATGGTATTATTTACAGCCGCGACAATTGGGTGCCACGATGGAGAGTGAAAGGAAGTGGTGGATGGTCTGTCCTTGTTAGCAAATGAAACTAAATCAACTCTTCAATGCGTTGCTTTATGAGCTTGCAATTAAACTTGCTCGCCGTTTTCCATCGTTACAAAATTCAGTTTGGTTGCAATTACTAATTGCCAATTGTCGTGTTGACTGGACGTTATGGAAAACAGAATTTACCATGCGTCAAGTTGATAAACAAACCAAAGCAATTAAAGAGCAATGGGAAAAGCAAGAAGCTGCACAAAAAAGCACCATTGCAATGCAAGAAGCGCAAAAACTATTCCCAAAAGCAAAAATTAGTATTATTGAAGGAAATTTGCCAGGAATCTTAATTGAACACGACGCTCCAGGCCCTCTTGGAGGGCCTTTGCAAATTCGCACAATGTATTAAATCATTCCTCAATGGAAAGAGCTTGGCAAATAAAATTGTGCAAGTCCATGTAATAATCTAATCCATCGCAATAATCCACGCCAAATACTTCATATATTGCATAACGATAAGTGCCACGGTCCTTAACTTCAGCAATATACATGAGCTTCATAATTTGACGAAAAGCTCGGCTACGTTCATCGGGAGACAAGCTATCCCACCAAGCTTGATCTTCAGCGTCTAAACGCTGCTGCATCGAAGCCCACACTTCACGCAATTCACGAAGCTCCTTGCTATTCAGAAGCTCCTCAGCGCTTCCCTTAGGCTTTTCCATTTCTTTAGTTCAGTTTCGTGATAAGCATACCAAGTTTCAATGGCATACGCAATAGCCTCAGCAGCATCTTTATCGCCAGTTTCGGAACATATCAATTCCTGTAGCGTGTCCGCAATCGTGTCAGCGTAACGCTGATGATGCATGTCCTTAAACCGAGGATCGATTTCCATAGAAAGAAATGAAGCTGCAAGCAGTCTAGTGCTTAAAACAGCTCCCGCCAACCCAGGAGCCCTGTCGAGCGCGTGTTGCTAGAGCTTGCAACCGTCAGGAACAGTTCTTCGCTATCCCATTTCAATTTTCTAGTTCAATCGGAAGGCCGTTTTCTAGCTCTAAATATTGACCATTTTCCATCAACAAATAAAGCCTAGTCAATGCCCTGCTAAGCGTATTGCCAATATAAATAGCAATGGAATTAATCATTAAACAATTCCAACAATACCAGAAGCTGTAGTTGAAGTGGCGTAAACACGCTTCACCTGAAACGGCAAGGTGCTACCACCAGGAACATTTGCAAACAATACAGGAGTTGTGTCTCCCGATAAAACAATATTCACATTCCCTGTATAGCCAACGTAAAGCGCTGACGTAATTGACGACAGATCGACGCTGTCATTGGGAGTAATGGAAAAAGCTTGAGTGCCTTGAAGACGCTCAACTTCCACCTCCCCATTGACGGGCACTGGATTGCCAGAGTCGTTAGCAATTTCAACTTCCGCTCCAATAGTAACGCCACTAATTGTTACGCCACTAGCAAAAGTAACTGGAACTGGACCGCCATCCAAGCCGCCACGAATCAATACTGCTTCATATTGTTCGTTATTAAAAATGCGTTGAGCCATGGCAAATAAGCTTTTAGTTTTATCGTAGCAAAGAACTTGGTCGTTTAATGTTATTTGCCTTGTCCGCGCAAAAGTTTCCTGCCATGTGAAGCTTTACTATTTTTTCCATTGCCTTGACGCGTCTTTTTATTGTTGCAACTTTCGTGATGCTGTTGTCCGCTGATCCCAATCTTGCTTTTGACTGCCATTAACCTGCCTCTGCGTAGTATTGAACTCCATTTATCTTAATAGGCACCAGACGATCTGGCGTAACACCACTAGACAAAACTACACCTCCTTTGTCCACTAATTTTTCAGTCGTGATGCCACTATTGGCAACCATAGACGAAGTTGTTAGTTCAAAATTCCCTACTTGGTAGTCATGATTAAACAAAGCATCAGATGATGGTTGTGGCGTTGATCCACTTTGAACAATGGAAACAGCACTAATTCGACCAACGTTAGTCCATGTACCAGTTAAAGTGTCGCCTGTTTTTAATGCATAAAGAGCAGGGTTAATGCCATCAATAATTGAATTAATCGAATCAATTTGCGTTTGGTAATTTCCGGCAGAACCTGCAATGCGTTGAATCTCCCATGGTCTTACGCCAGCGCTTGAATACAATCCCCTTATGCGATTGTAATCAGCCGTAGCTAATCCAAGATTAATCCGAGCCTTCTCAGCATTTGTTAAGTCAGATAAATTGTTGTTGCGAACTAAGCCGCGAGTCATTGTGCTATCTCCTCTTCAGGATCATAATTCGGAACAGTAAGAATGCTGCCCAATCCAGTTGCGAGGATTAAATCATGCAGTTGCTTTTTATCTTCTTCAGTTAAAGTGATTGAAGCCTCAATGGAGGCAAGGCAGTTATTGATGCCTTCCACATAAGGGCGACCGGCTTTCGCGTCGGACATAAATGCTACAAGCTCAGTGCAATCAACATTCACTGAAAGACTGCTAGAAGCCTCGACACGCGCTTTAGCATAGGCATTACTAGACATCAAGCCAGCGCTAAAAGCCTGCCAGTCAGCTCTTGAAAGCAAACGATTGTAGTCCCTAGTTTCAATTTCCTCAGCAGATAAATCGCAAATTAACCACTCAGCTCCAGTCCATTGAGCTTTTTGCGTTTTTGCGTTGTACTGAGGCGCTGAAAACGGACCGTTGTAACCCAATGACTGAAGTTGATCAATAGAGAAATCTTTGAGCGGTTTGGGCAATGGAGCGGGAATGCCGTTGTGATAAGAAAACAAGGCCATGTTGCTACAGTTTTATTCTCATTATAG